ACTCGTGGGCGCCTTTGACGCCGCAATAGATGATGGTGGTAGGGATAATGATGAGATTATTGTCGGGAACCGATGGAGCTACAAGGATCTTAATAGCTACATTCGCAGTAATGAGCAGTATTTTAATTTTACTACTCATAGCGCCCTTGGTGGCTGCTGTTCTTTACACCCTTTCGGCGTGCCAATTTTTCCAGAAGCATTCAACTTGGAGAAGCTTGCTCGTTACAAGCAGCGTCTCGGCTCTTATCTATTTAGCTGCCAGTATCTTAATGTACCTATTAATCCGGCCGAGGTAAAGTTTGATAAGCGTAGTCTTAGGTATTATGAGTTTATTAAAGACTCCAATTTCACTTACACCGACGCCGCGCCAATGACTAAGAATGGTGCTACTAAGGTTCGGCAGAAAGTTCTAATACGGCACAAGGTTCACGAAGGCGACGTAGAAGAAGATATCGCCCCACGTAATCTAAAACGCTACATGATCGTAGACCCTAATCATAGCGGCAATGAGGGTAGGTGCAGACATGCTATTACTATTACCGGAGTGGCCGAGAATCCAAGACGGGTGTACTTACTCGATGTATGGGCTAAATCCTGTGGTACAGACGAGTTCATCGACACAATGTTATATCTCGCAGTCGAGGTGTGGAAACTTGATTGTATATACATGGAAACAATCGCCGCTCAAAAATACCTCAAGTACCACTTAGAGTACAAAATAAAAGAAGAACGAAGACGAGATCCTAGATATGGCAACCTTACCATCAAGGAGCTTATTACTCCCAAGACCAAGAATGCTAAGAAAATGCGTATTGATGGTCTCGGACCTATTTTTGAGCGTGGAGAATTTTGGCTTAATAGCAAGGGAATGGAAGAGTTCCACGAGGAATTTGAAACCTATCCCGCCGGGAAACTCGTTGACGTACTCGATACTTTGGGCTATGGGCCGCAAGTATGGGATTTTGATACTAACACTGACGAGATTGAAATGGAAATTCTTCGAAGAAAGAATCAGTACAAGCGAAATATACGAAATAGTATCTCGGGGTATTAGTATGGGCGAGAGCGGCGAAGTGAGCTTAGTCGATCTTGCTATAGGCCAAGCAGTACTTAATGAGAAACTGAGTAATCTAAAGATCGACACAACTGAGAAACATTCACAGAACAGAAAAGATTTACACAGTCTTGAGCAAAAAGTAACCAAGGTATCTACGGATATACTTACACTTAAGATCAAGCTTGCATCATATAGTGCGGCGGGTGGAGTTATCACCGCTGTGATTCTTAGAATACTAGATCATTTCTGGAAATAGGGAGATTTATATTATGTCATTCCTTACTGTACTTGAAAAAGCTGGCGAAGATATTGCCAGTATTTTTAAGAAAGCTGCGCCGATTGTGCAGGAAGTTCAGACGATCGCTACTCCTTTTGAGAATGCGTACATGCCGGGTCTTTCTACTCTGATCCAGACTGGTATTACTGCAATCGGAAACGCAGAAGCTCTTGGAGTTGCGGCTGGGAATACGACCGGGAGTAATGCTGTAAAGCTTGCATCTGTTGTATCTTCACTTGCTACTTCCCTCGGGCCGACTCTTACTGCGCTTGGAGTTAATCCTGCCACTGTCACCACCGCACAGTATACGACTTTCGTAAACAGCCTCGTAGCTGCGTCGAATGCATTTATTACTACGCAGCCCGCTGCAACTACTACACCCGCCGTCGCCGCATCTGTAGCCGCTCCCGTAACTGGTGCCGCTGTTCAAACTCCTGCATGACTGAGGATTAAGAAATGGTTTCGATCATAAAAGCAATCGGGAATCTTCCACTAACATTCTGGGGGATTCTCGTACTTTTCACTTCCATGTATCTCGCGGCGAAGTACAATCTCCAGCTTGGTTATTACTTCGCTGGAGTAGGTAGTACCCTGTGCGGTATAAGTCACATGCAGCCCTCCCCAAATCAAGTAACAACTGTATCATCTAATCCCGAAGTTAAGGTAGAATCAAATGCCAGCGATACGACCGGTCAAAACTAATTTCGGAAAAGATGCTACTGAAGAGATGTGGAAATTTGTGGAGGAATCCACGGCTTACTGGTACGAGCGTACTCGGAATTTCAGAGAAGATAAACTGAAAGAGTACGCTCGACTTTACAAAGGTACTCCCAAGAACGACTCCCGTGATACTCCTTGGCCGGGGGCTTCTAATATAGAGATTCAGATTATTGCTTCGAATAGCGATAATCTACTAGCTAGAGTCATGGCTATGTACATGACTGATCCTCTGTGGACGGCTAAGATTTACGGTGATATTAAGACCGGCGAAGGTGACGACCAGCGTTCTGCTATCGAGAAGTTCCTTAGTAATATGGCGCTGGAGCCTTCGGAACTGGACTTCTACCGAGTAGAGGAAGCGTGGTTCGCTGGTACTATTAGGAATGGTACTGGTATTATTAAGTTCCCTTGGCTCTATCACGTAGAGAATCAGATAGTATCTACGGATGGAATGAGCGGTGAGGATTACAAGTACGAGACGAAAGAAGTAATCCGACTCGATGGTCCTCGTCCTGAGAACATTCCGCTTAATAAGTTCCTGACAGATATCAGTACACAGAAGCTCGAAGATTCAAAATTCAAATGCCACATAATGACTGTCTCTAGAAAGACACTCGAAGACAAGAAAGCTCTGAAGTTTTTCAAAGATGAAGATATTGATGCTATTATTGCCCAGCCTGATCGTAGTCAGTCAGATGTTCTTCAGAACTACATTGAAGAGAAGCAGGGATTAGGGGCTACTAGTTCGGGATCGCTCAGCGACGAGTACGATCTTTATGAGTGCTGGTTTCGTTATCAGCACAACGGACAGAACTACCGTTTGCAATGCACTCACCATCCACGAAGCAAGACTCGGTTAGTATCTTTCTTCAACTACTATCCAGAGAACATGGATATCTTCGAAGACGCAAAGTTGGCATATGATGATGACCAGTATTATGGATACGGTTTTGCAGAAATGCTCAAAGCACTGCAAGATGAAATTGGCGAGATGCATCGCCAACGAATCAATGCTAAAACACTTTCCAATACAACAGCGTTTCGCGTTAATAAGAATTCGAAGCTTCATTCGATTCTACAGTTTTATCCTGGTGTTCTCGTGCCTGCTGATCCAGGTGAGATCGAAAGACTTGAACTTAACAATCCCCAAGCTGATTCGCTTGACGGGGAGAATTTATCGTTAGCCCTAGTAAAAGAACGCACAGGAATAGATCCTGCAACAGGAGGTACTGGTGGCGGTATTGTCAACAGCAAACGTGGAATCTATTCTAGCCAAGGCACCTTCGCCGTACTTCAGCAACAAAATTCTAGAACCGGCCTACGCATGTCAGATATGCGATCCGCACATTCTAGAGCCGGCTCGAAGTTCGCTAAGATGTATGCTCACTTCGGAATTGGTAAGAAGTTACGACAGTACGGTGATAACGCAGAAGCCCTGAAAGCTGCTTTTGAGAACATTAAGTCTGGAAAATTAGGACTGAGTATTCGCAGTAGCACCGCTAGTATGAATAAGGAACTAGAGAAGCAGAATGATATAATGCTATCTCAAACTCTAAGTGGCCTCTATCAGGGCGATGCTCAGATGATTCAAGCTATGGGAATGCAAGGCGCTCCCCCTGACTTGATAGAATACTACACCGATGTACTCCGAGCGAAGCAATCGCTGTACAAGCAAATAGTACAGAACTTCGGTCACGACGATTACGAGCGGCTAGTACCACGACCCGCACTATTAGATAAAGGACGCCCTAATGAACTTAGCCCACAGTCAAGCGTTGGAGGTCAACAGCCAAGTCCGCAATCTGGACAGCCAAGTGGCGCTGGACAACCTGATGCAAGCGAGGGTAATAATCCTGGAGCTGTACCAGTCGGCGGCGGGGCAATTGCTGGTGGAGTACCTACTAGCACTAATGGACAGAGTTAAAGATGATTTCTTTGATAGTAAAGAAGGGATCACAGATTATGGCAAGGGTTATCTGAAAGGACAACTCGATGCTTATAACGAGGTAGTTGGGATTGGTTATATAGTAAAGAACTTCAAAAGCAATAAAGTATAAGGAGATGGCTTATGCCGTGGTATCGAAGAGATGGGCAGTTAGTAGAAGGTGAAAAGCTCGACGATGTAGAGTTCAAACCGGAGAAATTGAAAGAGGAACTTACTACTTCTTTCAAAACATCCCTAACAGAAATGCAGGCCGCACAAGATGAGAAGATGCGCCCGATTCTTGAAATGGCTGCGGCTATGGCGCAAGAGCGCGCTGATAGAGCAGAGGCGGCGCGAGTTGCGAAGGCAAACGAGAATAAGGGACCAGAAGTTACAGCAGAAGATTTCATGCTTGATCCAGCGGATGCTGTTAGCAGAATGAATCGTGGTACTAATACCGCGGTAAAGATGCTGGCGGCGAAGATGAATAAGCAGGATGCGCTTGCGGATAAGGAATACTATCACGGAGATATTAAGTCCAAGGTAGATGCTATGATTTCGCAGCAGACACTTGATGCTCAGTGCCGTGCGGATGTGGTTGAGAATTGCTACAAACTAGTAATGTTCGACCACATGAAAGATATACAAGAGGGTAAGATCAAATCGCGTAACAGTGCGAATGTGTTTGATTCTAACTCCTCAAGTGGCAATAGCGGCAAGAGCGAAGGCGAGTCCGAGACTCTTAATGCTGACGAAAAGCTGGTAGCAAAACGTATGGGAATCTCAGAGAAAGACTGGATTACTTCCAGAAGGCAACTAGAGTATGTCTAACGAAAACGAGATCGACCCATTGGATATGTTCAAGGACTTGCGAGAAGACGCGCCAGTTGCGGCTAAGCCCTTCGTAAAACCAGCCGTGAAAGTAGATGCGCCAGCCGTGAGCACCGAAGTCCCGCTTACTGCCGCACAGATGATTGCAGTTGCTAAGATCGTAGAAGAGCAGACACGCAAGGCTATTGCTTCTTCTAAATTCAATCCCAACATGCCGGGACAAGTGCTACCAAAGGCTGCTGTTAATATCACAGACTTCTCCAAACTTACTATGGACGATGTTTACGATCTTAGCGTGCCGATCGAAGCTAAGGCGTTCATGGATGCTGATGTACTTGCTATTAAATTGCGGGACTCGAACTACGAAGCACGATGGGTTAATAAGAACCCGCAGAATCTTGGAGATAAGATCGGTAAGGGATTTACTTATATCGAGCCTAATGATTTAGTAAGTGCTGATGCTATTCAGACCTCCTTAGACGCAGACGGCCACTACTGCTTCAACGACGTAGTTGCAATGAAGATCGACAAAGCAACTTACTATCGTGCTCTTCGTGCAGCTCACGAACGTGCGGTTAGAACTACCGATCAAGCTAGTAGCCGTACTCGTGCCGCATCTATGGCAAATCAATATATGACACAGGAATCTGGGGTAGGTAGTGACTTTCGTGACGCTTCAGCAATGAAGAAAATGACGTTCTACGATCCCGGTGTTGAAGTTTAATAAATAGAAAGAAGGATTAAAAAATGGCAGGTCCGAATCTTACTACTCACATTCCAATTGGAGTTGTTGAGACGACTACTGGGCTGACTCCTTTCACGAATAGCCAGCCTGAACAATCTGGGCAGACTTATAAGATTGGAACTCCGCTTCAACTTAACGCCGGGTTTATCCGTGCATGGGATGGTACTACTCTTACTAATTCCATTGCTGGATTTGCTCTTAACTATAGCCAGAATCTTGGTACTAGTGGTGCAGGAGCACCGGGAGCATTTAGTCAGATCGGGCCTCCGGGCGCGATTCAGACTTATGGCTCGGTAGTATTCCAGCCCGCGGCTGTTAATATCGCAGTCGGTGCACCTATTGCTGATGGCCGTGCGCTGTTTGAAAGCTCTGTTGATAATAACATCTTCGAGGCAACCTACGACAACAGCACCGGAACTGTGGCCGCAAACTGGACTCCTACACAGGCGCAGATTGGTACACAGTTCGGGCTTACGATTGATGCAAACGGCCAGTGGTATGTGGACGGCGGTAAAGCTACTGCGGGGACAAACACAGTAGTTGTAATGGTTGGTATTAACCCTATCGACCAAGTTCCGGGTGCGGCGGGTACTTATATTATCAACGCTCGCGTTCGTTTCCAGGTTCTACAGGCTGCTCGTCAAATCTTCACTGCTTAATATCTTCGTATAAAGGAATAATAAAATGGCGACACAAGTACGTGGAGCATTTGCAAAACTTATGGCTCCGGGGTTGCATAAAGTATACGTTGATGCACTTGACACGGAACAGCGTGCAGAAGAGCATCAGGCGATCTTTAATGTAAAAACCTCGGAGAATGAGTACGAGCAGGACTTGAAAATGGCTGGTTTCGGGCCACTACAGGAAAAGCCGGAAAATACGCCCGTTGCGTATACTAACATGATTCAGGGTGGCGATAAGCGGTACATTCATCTTACTTACGCCTTGGCGGTTCGTACTTCCAAGGAACTGTGGGATGATGCGAAGTACGGGGTTATTAATCAGGCTCCTAAAGCTCTCGCGCGCTCGATCCGCTACACGAAAGAGATCGTTGCTTTTAATATCTTTAATCAGGGGTTTTCCGCCAATGTCACGACTACGGACGGAGTTTCTCTGTTTAATAACCAGCATCCTCTGCTTGGTGGACCTTCTGCGACTAGTACTTGGTCGGCTCTTCCAAATCTCATTAGCGCCGCCGGTACTTTTCCTAACCGTCCTGCTACTGATATCGACCTCAGCTTTACTGGTGTGCAGTTGGCTACCACGCAGTTCGAGCGGCTCGTAGATTCACAGGGCTTGCCTATTAACCTGAAGCCGAAGATGGTACTGATTGCTCCTGAAAATCGGTTCCTTGCTCGTGAACTCTTCGCTTCAAGTGGTAAGCCTGCAACAGATACCAATGACGTGAACTCGCTCTTGGGCGAAGATCTTTCGTACATGGTATGTCATTATTTCACCAGCGCCGGGCCTTGGTTTATGGTCACGGATAAGAAGAATCATTACCTCACTGTATTTATGCGCCAGAACCCGCAAGACGAATTCGATGATGATTTCGATACGGGCGCGCTAAAACAGAAGACTACCATGCGTATGTCTGCGGGTGCTACGGATTGGCTTGGTACTTGGGGCAGCAACGGCGCCTAGTACTAAGCAACAAGGTAGAGGCTTGCATGATGGGTGAATGCAAGCCTCGGCCCACTAGGGCGGCCATCTCCCCAACCCTAGTGGGTTTATAATAGGAGGGTTTATGAATTTACTGCAAGCTATTGCGAGAGAAGAAGGATTTGGGATTCCTAATGGTCGTGCGACTAGGAATAATAATCCAGGAGATATTAACTGGGGAGCATTCGCACAAGCGCATGGGGCTACGAGATTAGAAGTTATTCCTGATGGTTATAATGAGGTTGCGAGATTCGCTTACTTCCCCGATACTGCTACTGGGTTTGCAGCTATGAAAGCTTTGTTCCAAACACCAAGTTATAAAGGACTAAACGTGCGACAAGCACTATGCCGCTACGCACCGCCTGCTGACCATAATGATACTAGCGCATACGAAGCTAATGTCTGTGCGTGGGTTGGATGCCAACCGACTACTATTATTGACGTGCTGTTGGAGACAGTATGAGTGCATTTAAGATTCGCTATGTAAATGGTACAGGCATAATCGCAGTTGGGATCAACTGGGTTACTAATAGCCTTTGGGATCATGTTGAGATTGATTCTGGAACTGGCTGGATCGGTGCACATGCTGGTACGGGAATACAGAATAGACCATACGACTATTGCGTACCAACACGAGAGCGCAGATACTCACTTGCTTGTAGCCAGAAGCAGATAGATACTATTTTGGCTTCAGCATTCAAGGATGTTGGGACTGGTTATAATTACTTAGATATTCTTGGATTGATGTTTAAGAACCGCAAGTTAGATACACAAGGCCGGGAGATTTGTAGTCAGTGGGTGTGTTCTAAGGCATACGAGGGAGCTATTTACATGCTCAATTGCCAGCCCGGTTACATGCAATTAATAACTCCGGAGACACTGCATCTAAGTCCTTTGCACATGCCTGAGTTTTATGGGGAATGTACTTATAGCAAGGAGTAATTATGGCGCGTGGACAAGCTAATGAGCACACATGGCAACAAGGCGCATGGGCCTTCTGTGGTAGGTGCGGGACTCGCAACTCAGTAAAAGACATGCAGTGGCAGCGCGGGAAATTACTAGACCAGCGTTGTTATGACCAGATTCTTATTGGGCAGATCGACAAGGGTATTGCGGACGCGCTTGCTATTATCATCGAAGCCCCCGATCTCCAACCCGATCCGAAACTAACAATGCCGACTCTTGATGGGCAGAACGACGATATCTTTATATAGGGAGTAATAAATGGCTAATAACATCACAGCAAATCCTTGGTTCATAGATACTCCCGGTACTACTCTTATCTGGTATGGGAAAGTATATATCAAGGATATTCTTTGGAATCAACCAGCGGCAGGTGCTGCGCTTATTATTCTGGATCAGAATGGTAATACGATTATCAACACACTAGCTAATACCGCTGATCCTATGTTCTCCTTTGGGACTCTTAGTTGGGTTAACGGTCTCGCGGTAACTGTACTCGGCAGCGGAACACTTAGTATCTTCATAACCAAATAGGATAAACCATGCCCTCTGGACTTCGTGAGACTTCTAATAATCATTTCGAGATATATTACGAAAAGCCTTGGGGCGGGGTGGCTTCGGATTCTGACCCGGTGGATATTGCCCCTAATCAATTAGTACAGCAGCAAGGGGTAGT